CGCATTAGATAAAGGTGGAGACAACTTTAAAAAACTATATAACGCATCCGATGTCACTAAAAGAAATAGAAACGGTCAGACAAAATCTGGGTTATACTCTTTGTTTATCCCAATGGAATGGAACTACGAAGGATTTATTGATGAGTACGGAATTCCAGTTTTCACTACTCCTGATAGCGATGTGTTCGCCCCAGACGGTGAATTAATAGATATAGGTGTAGTAGATAATTGGCAAAACGAAGCTGATGGTTTAAAAGATGATCAAGATGCTTTAAATGAATTTTACCGTCAATTTCCAAGAACAACTGAACACGCGTTCAGAGATGAAACAAAAAACAGTATATTTAATTTAGTTAAAATATACGAACAGATAGATTACAATGAAGAAGCAGGTAGAGCATTAGGAGCTTCTAGAGGTAATTTTCAATGGGTTAACGGTATTAAAGATTCTAAAGTAATTTTTTACCCAGATCCTAAAGGAAGATTTAAAATAAGTTGGACACCACCAATTCATTTACAAAATAAAATAATATTAAAAAATGGTATACGATATCCTGGCAATGAACATATGGGGAGTTTTGGTTGTGATAGCTATGATATTAGTGGGACAGTTGATGGACAAGGTTCAAAAGGAGCGCTCCACGGATTAACTAAATTCTCAATGGAAGATGCTCCAGCTAATGAATTCTTTTTAGAATATATAGCTAGACCTCAAACCGCTGAGATGTTTTTTGAAGATGTTTTAATGGCGTTAGTATTTTACGGAATGCCAATATTAGCGGAGAACAATAAACCTAGACTTTTATATTATTTAAGACGTAGAGGTTACAGAGGGTTTAGTATGAATAGACCTGATAAGGTTTGGAATAAATTATCTGTAACAGAAAGGGAAATTGGTGGAATACCAAACACAAGTGAAGATATTAAACAAGCTCACGCAGCAGCAATAGAGATGTATATACAAAATCACGTAGGACACATAGGTGATGGTAATTATGGTAATATATATTTTAATAGCACTTTAAACGATTGGGCAAGATTTGACATAACAAAAAGAACAAAGTTTGATGCGACGATAAGTTCTGGATTAGCCATCATGGCTTGTAATAGAAATTTATACGCACCTAATCAAGAAATTAAAAGACAACCTAGTAATTTTAGCTTTGCTAAATATAACAATAAAGGTTTAAACTCAAAAATAATTAAACAGTAAATATGGCTAAATCAGGTATACATAGTGGGTTTCCTAGTCAGGTAGTTAGTGACATTGAAAAAACTAGTTATGATTATGGTTTAAAAGTTGGGAAGGCTATTGAAAACGAATGGTTTGGTAACACTAGTTTTCAAGATAGACGTTTTTCTGATGGTAGAGACACTTTCCACAAACTAAGATTATACGCTAGAGGCGAGCAAAGTATTCAGAAATACAAAGATGAATTATCAACGAATGGTGATTTATCTTATTTAAATTTAGACTGGAAACCCGTTCCAATTATACCAAAATTTGTTGACATCGTTGTTAATGGTATGGCTGATAGGCTGTACGATATTAAAGCTTACTCAAGAGATCCTTACGGTGTTAATAAGAGAACTAACTATATGGAGGAGCTTTTAGCTGACATGAGGTTAAGTGGTTTAAATAATAAAGCTGAGCAGTATTTTGGAATGACAATGCTTCATAATGATCCAGCTGATATACCTAATAATGAGGAGGAGTTAGAGTTACACATGCAGTTAACATATAAACAAAATGTTGAGATTGCAGAAGAGGAAGCTATTAACACGCTTTTAGATGGTAGTAGATATGATTTAATAAGAAGAAGAACATTAGAAGACTTAGTTGTTTTAGGTATTGGAGCTAGTAAAACTGTTTACAATACATCTGAAGGAGCTAAAGTAGAATACGTAGATCCAGCTAACTTGATTTATTCTAAAACAGAATCACCATATTTTGATGATATATACTACGTTGGAGAGGTTAAAAAAATGCCTATAAACGAATTAGTGAAAGAATTTCCATTCTTAACAAATATTGATTTAGAAGAAATAATAGAAAAGAAAGATAGTAGAGATGCACGTGGAAGCAACGGTAGTAGAACAACGGACAACGATGAGAATTTAGTTGAAGTGTTGTATTTTAATTATAAAACCTATATGAATGAGGTTTACAAAGTTAAACAAATGCCAAGTGGTGGTGAGAGGCCTATAAAGAAAAATGATAAATTTAATCCCCCTAAAGAAAAACAAGGAGATTACAATAAAATTAGTAGATCAATAGAGGTTTTATATGAAGGTGCTATGATACTAGGGTGTGATAAATTATTGAAATGGGAGCAGGCAAAAAATATGTTAAGACCTAAAAGTGATTTTACAAAGGTTAAAATGAATTACAGTATCGTTGCTCCTAAAATGTATGATAACAAAATAGAATCATTAGTTGGTAGGATTACTGGTTTTGCTGATATGATTCAACTAACACATTTAAAGTTACAACAAGTTTTAGCTAAAGTAGTTCCTGATGGTGTTTATTTAGACGCTGATGGTTTAGCTGAAATAGATCTAGGTAATGGAACAAACTATAATCCTCAAGAAGCTTTAAATATGTTCTTCCAAACAGGTAGTGTGATTGGTAGAAGTTTTACCTCTGATGGTAGTATGAATCCTGGTAAAATGCCTATAACGGAAATTAGTACTGGTAGTGGTGGTGGTAAAATGCAGAGTTTAATTCAAACCTACAATTATTACTTGCAAATGATAAGAGACACAACGGGGCTTAATGAAGCTAGAGATGGTAGTACTCCAGACGCAAATGCTCTAGTAGGTGTACAGAAGTTAGCAGCGGCAAACTCAAATACAGCAACAAGACATATATTAAAAGCTAATTTATTTTTAACATCTGAAATAGCAGAAGCGTTATCTCTTAGGATATCTGATATTATAGAATACTCTCCAACAAGAGATGCTTTTATTCAGCAAATAGGTCCTCACAACGTGGCTGTACTAAATGAGTTAGGAAACCTTCACTTATATGACTTTGGTATATTTTTAGAATTACAACCAGATGAAGAAGAGAAGCAGCTTTTAGAAAATAATATACAACAAGCAATATCACAACAAAGTATAGAGCTTGATGACGCTATAGATATAAGAGAAATAAAAAATATAAAGTTAGCTAATAGAGTTTTAAAAACAAGAAGAAAGCAAAAAGAGGAAAGAGAACAAAAACAACAACAAGAACAAATAGAAGCTCAAGGAGAACAACAACGTCAAACACAGCAAGAAGCGGCTCAATTAGAAGCTCAAAAACTTCAAGCTGCTAGTCAAAGAGAGGCTCAATTAGTACAAGTGAAAGGACAGATGGAAGTGCAGAAGCTAATGAAAGAGGCTGAGGTTAAAAAAGCATTAATGGATCATGAGTTCCAAATTAACATGAGGTTAAAGCAAATGGAAACTCAAATACTAAAAAGTAAAGAAGATAGTAAAGAGGATCGTAAAGATGAAAGAACTAAAATTCAAGCGTCTCAACAAAGTAAAATGATAGATCAAAGAAAGAATGATTTACCACCTACTAGATTTGAGTCAAGCGGAAATGACATTATTAATGGTCAGTTTGGTTTAGGGGCTTTTGATCCTAAATAATTAAATTAAATTAAATATTATGCAATACAACTTAAAAGAACCATACTTTCACAAAGGAGGTGCTTTAGAAATGCCAGCTGTGGACAAGTGGTCCAACGAGTGGTATATTAAAGAAAAATTTGAAAACCCAATTGTTACTATAGAAAAATATGATAGTGACAAGGATATGGAAGTATCTAAAGCTGAGAAATACGAAGTTTATTTTGATGATTTTTTAGATAACCTATACGAGGATGAATACTTAGCAGATGGTTATCTAAGTGAAATGGATGTTAGTGATGACGTTTATAATGATCTAATAAATCCAGCAGTGGGACCACAAAACCCAGTAGAGCATTTAATGTTTGTTGGTAGAAACACGAAATCTGGGGCTCACATACACGTAGAAGATGATTTTGTTTTACATCAAATCGTGGGTAAAAAAATAGTGTATTTGTTAGATTTTGAAGATTTAAATATTCACGGTATATGGAGTGAATACGGTAACTTTAGTAAAGAAAACTTTTTTGATTTACCAAAATCATACGATAGTAAAATACACCGTATAGAAATGGATCCAGGAGATATTTTATATATACCGCCTTGGGTTTGGCACGCAACAGAAAACATTGGGTACAGTGTTGCTGTAACTAAGGTTTTTAAAAGAGACATGAGTTATCTTAGAACAAAGCGATTTAAAAGTTTATGGTGGAGACATTATTCTCATGCTATAAAAGAAAGCATCTCAGGTGTCTGGGATTTATTTAGAAGAAATTAACTAATTATTATTATATTATATTATGGAAGAAAACAAAAACGTATTAGAAGAAGTTAAAACAGATCAGGTTGTAGAGGAAACTACAGAACAACCTGTTGCTGAAGAAACTAAAAAAGAAGAACCGGTAGCTGAGAATGTTACCAAAGTAACAATACCTAGTTTTGGAGAGGTGGGTGATGAGCCTGAGGTTACTAAAATAGATTTATCAAAACCATTAAACCAAGAAGAAAATGAAGTTAAAGAAGATAACATTAACAACGACGGAGTGGTTGCAGAGTCTGAAAATGCCGAGCCCACACAAGAACAAGAAGAAGTACAACCGGAAGTTGAAGCACAAGAAGAGGAGATAAAAAAGGAAATAGAACATGACGAGAAAGTAGAGGAGGTAGCTAGTGTTGCGGAAAAAGCTATAGAAGAATCTATGGAAACTGGAAATCCTTTACCTGAAAATATTCAGAAACTTGTTGACTTCATGGAAGAAACAGGTGGTAGTCTTGATGAGTATGTAACTTTAAATAAAGATTACACTGATGTTCCTGATGTTGTTGTATTAAGAGAATATTATAAAGCAACAAAACCACATTTGTCAGACGAGGAAATTAATTTTCTTATGGAAGATCAATTTTCTTTTGACGAAGAATATGGTGAAGAAAAAGAAAATAAAAGAAAAAAGCTAGCCTTAAAAGAGCAAGTTGCCGAGGCTAGAAACCACTTGGACGGGTTAAAGTCCAAATACTACGAAGATATCAAATCAGGTTCAAAGCTTACGAGTGAGCAAAAAGAAGCTGTTGATTTCTTCAATAAACACAATGAAAGTTCAAAGGCTAACCAAGAGATAGCTAAAGTTCAGCAGGATGTATTTGTAGAAAAAACAAACAATGTTTTTGATCAAGGGTTCGAAGGTTTCGAATATAATGTTGGTGATAAAACATATAGATACAATGTGAGGGACATTAAAGGTGTTAAAGAGACGCAAAGTGATATTAGTAATTTTATCGGAAAGTTTCTAGATAAAAATAATAACCTTGAAGATGCGGCTGGTTACCACAAATCTCTGTTTACCGCGATGAACGCAGATGCCATAGCTAAACATTTTTATGATCAAGGTCAAGCCGATGCTTTGAGGGATAGTATTAAATCCGGTAAAAACATCGATATGACAGGTAGATCAACACATGAAGATACTAAGCCAACTGGTGGAATGACGTTCAAGCCGTTAAATACTTCTGATGGATTTTCATTTAAAATTAAAAAGTAATTTAACAATTTAAAAATTAAAACAATATGGCAATTTCAATTGGGGCAGTCGGTAATGCGGCACTAGTCCCTAATCAAAAACAAGCGACGTTATCGACTAATTATATCGATTTTACGGACGCAACTACTGACCATTGGGCACAGCAATACATGCCTGATTTAGTAGCACAAGAATCAGAGATTTTTGGAAACAGAACAGTTTCTGGATTCTTATCAAAAGTCGGAGCTGAAGAAGCAATGACTGCAGACCAAGTTATTTGGTCAGAACAAGGAAGATTACACTTATCATACATAGGTTATTTATCTACTGCTGGTTCGGTATCTGGAACAACTTCAACTCACTCTGTATTTACACTAGAAAAAACTATTGATGGTAAAGCGGTTTCTGGTGCAGCTCATGGTGTAAGAGTTGGTGATACGGTGGTTATAGCTAACGCTGCATCTATCACTAAAGCTTATGTATCTGCTGTATCTGCTGCGGCTATTACGGTTGCTTCTTATTCTCATACTCACGTAGGCGCTGCGATGACTGGTGCTGTAACGTCAGAAACATGTACTCTTATGGTTTATGGTTCTGAATACGCGAAAGGTACAGATAAGAGAGGTGCTGCTGTTGAACCAACTATGCAAAGCTATGACAACAAACCTATCATTTTGAAAGATCAATATCACGTAAGTGGTTCTGATGCTTCTCAAATTGGTTGGATTGAAGTAGCTGGTGAAGGTGGTCAATCAGGATACTTATGGTATTTAAAAGCTGAAGGTGACACTAGAACTAGGTTTACTGATTACTTAGAGATGAGTATGTTAGAAGCTGAAAAAGGTGTGGCTACTTCTGGTGTTAACGATATCGTTGCATTAGGTGGTGCTGTTGACGCTAGCTCAGGAAACATGGGTACTGAAGGTATGTTTAAAGCTATCGCTACTAGAGGTAACGTAGGATCTGGTCTTACTGCTGCTGGAGCATTTGTTCTTCAAGATTTCGATGATATCTTAACGAGATTTGACGAGCAAGGAGCTATTGAAGAGTACATGATGTACTGTGATAGAAACTTAGCTTTAGCAATGGATGATATGTTAGCTACTATTAACTCTGGTTATTCTGGTGGTACTTCTTATGGTGTGTTTAACAACGATAAAGATATGGCACTTAACTTAGGTTTCTCTGGTTTCAGAAGAGGTTCTTATGACTTCTACAAAACTGACTGGAAATACTTAAATGACAAAGGTGCTAGAGGTGGTTTAACTTACAATGATATTAAAGGAGCTATGATTCCTGCTGGAACATCATCTGTATATGACCAGTCTTTAGGTAGAAATCTTAAGAGACCATTCTTACACGTTAGATATAGAGCTTCTAAAATGGAAAACAGACGTCTAAAAACTTGGACAACTGGTTCTGTTGGAGGTAACATTACATCCGCACTTGATGCGATGGAAATGCACTATCTATCTGAAAGATGCTTGGTAACTCAAGGTGCTAATAACTTTATGTTATTAAAAGTTTAACTTAACTTTAAATCATCTCCTCTGAAATATGGGGAGATGATTTTTATTTTATTAATTATTATTATATTATATTATGGCAAAACAACAAGAATCTGGGGGTATCAAATTTTCTGATGCACCAGTAGTAGAAAAACAAATTAAGCAACCAGAAAAGGTTGTGGTAGAAAAACAAACTAAATCAAAAAAGTGGGTGGTAAAAGATAGGATGTATAATCTAAAGGGTAACGACAAACCTATATCTTATACTATTCAATCAAAAAACATCATGTGGTTTGATGAAGATAAGGGTTATGAAAGAGAAGTATCTAACACTGTAAACCAAAGTACACCTTTTGTAGATGAGTTTAAAGGTAGTGCTAGATTAGAGCATATTTCTTTTATAGATGGATCTTTATTTGTACCGAAAGAGAAAACAGTTTTACAAAAAATACTTTCTTTATATCATCCAAAACTAAATGTTTTATATACCGAGTGGATGCCTGAGGCTGAAGCTGAGGATGAGTTAGAAGATTTAGAGTTTGAAATTGATGCTTTAAATGCAGCTAGAGAAATGGATATTGACATGGCCGAAGCAATTATGCGTGTAGAGATTGGTTCTGAGGTTAATGAGATGAGTTCTAAGGAGCTTAAAAGAGATTTACTAGTATTTGCTAGAGAAAATCCTGATTTGTTCTTAGAGCTTGCAGAGGACGACAATGTACATTTAAGAAACGTTGGTATTAAAGCAGTAGAAGCAGGTATTATTAATTTATCAGCTGATCAAAGAAACTTTAATTGGAGCTCTAATAACAGAGCAATAATGACGGTTCCGTTTGATGAACATCCTTATTCAGCTTTAGCCGCTTGGTTTAAAACTGATGAAGGTATGGAGATATATAAGACTATCGAGAAAAGATTGTCTTAAATGAACCTAAATTAAATAGCCACTCTATTTAGGGGTGGCTATTTTTTTTAAAAAGACTAATAGTAATATAACACTATATCAAGTGATTATATTATATAACATAAAGAATAACTATGGCAGTAAATGTAGACACAGTATATCAAAGAGTTTTAGCTATTGCTAATAAAGAACAAAGGGGTTATATAACACCTCAAGAATTCAACCTATTCGCTAATCAAGCGCAAATGGAAATATTTGAACAATATTTCTATGACTTAAATCAAGCAGAAAGAATCCCAAGTAATTTTAGTCAATATAACGATCCCGTAAAAATCTTATTAGAAAAAATTCAAATTTTTGAGAAAAGGCTTATACAAGTAGAAGTAACTAGTGTACATAATAATTACTTACCAGCTGATGTATATAGACTGGGAGATGTTGTGTGGTATGGTAACGGGGGAACTGTTCCGGAGCCAGTTATTATAGAAGAAGTTACTGAAAGAATGTTGGTAGATTTACAAAATTCACCATTAGCCACTTACAGTCTTTCCAGGCCTGTTTTTTGTAGAAGAGATACTTTTGTTGATGGAAAACAACTTATAAGTATATACCCAAAAGATGCTAATAATATAGCAGCTAATATGGTATCTCTTTATTTTACACAAAATGGAGATACTGATAGTGATACTACAGCCGCTGTAGATGCTGGTGGTAATTTTGATTTTATAGAAGCTGGGCAAACTGTTACTGGTTCGGGTATACCAGTTGACACAACCGTAGTTAGTATAGCTGCTGGGGCGGGTGGTTTAGTGCTTTCAAACGCGGCAACAACAACTGTTAGTGATGTTACCTTAACATTTGCTTCTGATGATATTAGATGTACTTATATTAGAAAACCAATTGATGCTGTTTGGGGATATGAAGAAATAGCAGCTTCAGATGGCCAAAGTGGAAGTACTGCTCTATATAACAGTTCGGCTTCTACTAATTTCGAATTACACGCTTCAGAGGAAAACGAATTAATATTACAGATATTAAAGTTAATGGGTATAACTATGCAAGATCAAGCTATAATGCAATATAGTTCAGGTGAAATACAATTAAACGAACAACAAAGAAAATCATAAATAAATGGGATTATTAGACGATCAAACACAAGAATCATATTATACGGGTACCAGCTTTGGTGGGTATCAATTTGTATCTATGGATAATATTATAAATAACTTTTACTTTTCTTATGTTGGCGAAGATAAAATTATACCTAGTATAAGTAAACAAAGTATACAGTTTCACGCTTTAAGAGCTTTACAAGAATTAAGTTACGACACTTTTAAGTCTATTAAATCACAGGAGATAGTATTACCACCTTCGCTGCAAATGCTTTTACCGCAAGACTACGTTAACTACACTTCATTAACATTTCTTAGCAAAGATGGTTTAGAGAGAACAATATTTCCAACAAGAAAAACATCTAATCCTTTAGATGTAACACAAGACACCGCTGGGGATTATACTTACTCAGGTAATGCTTTAGTTACAGATAACGATTCTGAAACATGGGGGAAACACAAAGCTACTAACTACTCAGATCCAGATGTTACTAACTATGTAGATGGTAACTCTGTATACCCTACGTATTACATAGATAATAACACAGGAAAAATACACTTCAGTTCTAATATGACTGGAAAAACAATCACATTAAAATATATATCAGACAGTTTAGGTACAGACGCAGAAATGATTGTACATAAATTTGCTGAAGAAGCTATGTATAAATCTATAGCTTCAGCAATACTTTCCACTAGATCTAACGTTCCAGAATATATAGTGGCTAGATTCAAGAGAGAAAAATTTAGTGCAACAAGAACAGCTAAACTTAGGTTATCAAATCTTAAGGTTAACGAGTTGATTGATGCAATAAGAGGTAAAGGAAAACATTTAAAAGGTTAATAAATGCAAAAACTTCAAAGAAATTTTGTAGAGTCCAAGATGAATAAAGATCTGGACAATAGATTTGTTCCAGCGGGAGAATATAGAGACGCACTTAATATTAGTGTTATAACTAACACTGATTCAAGTAGTGGTGCCGTACAAAATTCTAAGGGTAATACAGCTATATCTGAGTTATCAAAAAATACTGAAACATCCTCTGTTGTTAGTGGTGCCACCACTAATAGCACCACCGTGGTTTTCTCAGAAGCAAATGAAATGCTTCAACCTGGAATGTTTTTATCAAGCATAACGGTTCAACCAAACTTATTGACTAATGGTAACTTTGCAACTAACACTACTGGTTGGACTTTATATGGTCAGAGTGGTGGGGCTCACGGGTTTTTGTGGGTTGATAATGATCACTACCACTCGGGTG